AATTAATGGCAACCGGTGAAAAAGCTGGTACATGGGGCACACTTACTAATACAAACTGGAATATTATAGAGCAGATTGCTGGCGGCTATATAGAACAAGATATAGCTGGTGGTGCAGATACTACTGCTTTAACAGTTTCAGATGGAACAGCAGGCGCTGTTCTCGCACACCGAGTTATAAAATTCACAGGGTCAATTACAGGAAATCAAGTTGTAACTATACCTTTAGATGTTCAAACTTTTTACTTTATAGATAATGGAACAAGTGGTGCATATACAGTTCAATTTAAATATGCGAGTGGTTCAGGCGGCACTGTTACATGGGGAGCTACTGATAAAGGAAATAAAATTATTTACGCAGCAGCCGATGATGGCACTAATCCAAATATTATTGACTTTGGAATG